CATCCTCCTATGCCTGATTTGCTTGAACGGTCTGAAGCGTCATAATAACAAAGATATGCGTTTGTGAAGTCTCCTTCACCACTTTCCCAGTTTCGAGTAATATTGTATGTGTGTAAAGTTCGACAGCTACTGTTTACATAGTGATAAACATTACCATCTATAGCATGAAGTATGAGTCTGAATGGCACATATACAAATTGACACCATTTCTGCATTCTGTCCCAATTACCTTTTTCATTATGTACACCGGTCTGCTCAAAAGGATTGTAACGAACATCCGATAACATTTCAAGTTTTGCGCACAAGCGGTATTTGTCTGAATTACCTGTATAAGCTATAAATGGAAGTTTGTCAGACTTCACAACATAGTTGTTAGCCGTAGTCAATGAACCCTGCAAAATTTCAGTATATGTATTTGTAGGCGTTCCAACTTTTATTTGTACACGCCAGGCAACTCCCGCTTCTTTATTTCCTGAATATATAGGGACTATTTTAAAAAACTTGCCACCGTTTTTTGTTACTCCTTCTCCAACATCTGATGTAATGAAATCGAAACCTGGAACTTTACTGTCAGAATCGTCAACGTTTACGCGCGTTGTAGTTAACGCTGTGCCTATTGTATCTACATCCACATTGGCTTCAATAAGTTTGTGATGTGTATATGGTGAAAATGTAAGTTTAATATTATTATAAACTTTATCAACACCAACAACTGCGTCCTGATCATCCCATTCGACAGTTTCGCGAATAACAGCCGTATAAATGCTGTTTAAATCGAATATAACCACTTTCCCATCCTTCTGTTGAAGATGCAGAGAAAGTATTCTCAGGCATTCGTCAAGTACCTCACGCCAGGTTGAAGGCTTGTCGTCTTCGTCGTAGAAGTTTCCGCTTTGAACTGACAGATCATCTAGAAGTCCCTGTTGTGTTGTAACAGATGGGACAGTTGTGGATATAAATTCTGTTATCGCTGATGCAATGTTCGAATTAATGCCGGATCGACTTAGTGCCATCGTGATTATGGTTCTTATAGTCTGTATACCGCTTAAATCGTAATTCAATCTGTCAAGTATCGCAAAGTCCGAAAATGTTAATGATACGTCGTAATTGTTGTAATAGCTGAAAGGCTCCTCGTATATTTCAGGATCCATTGTGCCTGACCAATACAGGGTTCCATCAAGTCCCCCTTTATAAACATCGAGTCTCACGCTTCCTGCAGCTATGTTATAAAGATCAATGAACTCTCTGTCGTCATCGCTGTTAAGCACAAGAGTAGCATTGGATGAGAACACCGGCTCCATCTTGTCTACTTCAGGCCATTCGATTTGGAGAGCACCGTCGCCGGGCAATGTGACTTCTTTAGGAATCCATGCTGTTCCGCCGTCTTCCTGCAGAATTTTCAACCCCCAAACATCGCCTTTTTGGGAAATGAATTCGGTGTAATATCTTTCTGTCATGCTCATCGTATTCGGTCATTAATATTGTTCATCTTATTGACAATTCCGACGAGGGTACGTCCCTGTATCTCGAATCTTACGTTTCCGTTCAATCCTCCCGGATTAATCAAATCCTTTAGTTTATTCAGAGGAGCTACAACTTCAGGATTATGAGAGGCTCCTGCATATTCTCCGAAAATGCCTAATGTAGGACCGTAGGCAATACCTCCTGAAGCGTATGTCTTTATATTGCTCATTGCCGCCTGAGCTGCTGCAGTTGCGACAATCAGAGCTGCGCCGGCAGCCACGGCCGCCCATCCGGAAAACTTCAGATTGTCGAACGCAATTTTTGCAAGACCGGCCGATATTAATAAGGCTCCGAATTGTTTTAACATAGATGCGAGAGTACCAATCATCGATTTGAAACCTTCAGCCCAATCTCCCGAGCCTAGAGCTGTACCGATAGCATCAGCAAGACCTTCGAACATTGGTGAGAAATCAATATCCATGCTCTTCTGTATTTCTTTCTTGAAGTTCTTGGTTGTTGTGCTGATTCGCTTCTGAAGCCTTTTGAGGTCACTGTCATCAATAACAAGTTTTCCGGAGCCGAGTTGTTTAAGCATCGCAATCCTACCGTCAATCTGAGCGATTTCACGGTTGATTGTCTGCATCAGTTTTATATCCGTTGCACTATTGAATGCATCAACTGCCTTTTTCTTTTCAGATTCCAGCTGTGCTATTGAACCGAATGCGGAATAGCTTCCGCCTTTTATTGTCGTTGTATCAGGAATTGCAGGAGAAGTAGCAACAAACTCAATATGTTTCTTCTGTGCATTCGCCTCTTCTATTCCTTTCAGAATTCCCTGTCGCGTTGCATCGCTTGTTGCATGCTCATATTGCTTTTGTAGAGCAGCTATCTGTTTATCCAGGTATCCGAGCGATCCAGGAGCAAATATTTCTTCTGTCTTTTCTTTCTTTGTATTAGCCTTTTCAACTTTAGGAGTTATGTTTGCTTTTTTAAACTTCTCTTCAGCAGCTTTTTTCTCAGAGTTTGCCAATTGTATGTATTTGTCTCCTGCAGCTCCAGCCGCTTTGGCAAGATCCTTCATATCCTGTATGCGTTGTAAAAAAGCATTACCGGAATTTATAGGATTAAGCTGATTGACAATCTGCCCTTGTGCTGATATTCCATTCGCAAGCTGATGACTGTACGCCAATCCCCAATTCGCCATGTTCTTTTTGAAACTGTCAGAACTGTTCGGACCATTCGCGGCAGCTTCATCGGCTTCACGCTGCAGCTTAAGCTGCTTTTCGTATTCTTCAGAAGCAAGTTTTGTTGCCGCAATTGCTCTCGCCTTTGCTGCGCATGAAGCGACGAAGGCTTCAGAGTTACTAATGAGCAGATTTTCCGCCTCTTTAACGTTTGTGACGGAAACACCCAAATCGTCGAATTCTCTTTTATTGTTCTTGATAAACTGCGTCTTAGCGTTAAGGTTATTTCCTAAGTCATTCCACTCAGTTTGAAGAAGTCTTAAATTTGCTATCGTTTTCCCAACACTTTTTTCATTGTCCATTTCGGCATTGAGCTTCTGCTGTGCCTCGCTCATGCTTAAAGTTGCATTTTTGGCCGAAAACAGTTTCCCAACCCATTCAACTATATCTTTCCCGTAAGTTGTAAGAATTGTTACTCCTATAGCCATAGCAGTTTGACCTGAAAACAGGGAAGAAAGCACCTGTTCCCAAACAGGTGTAGCCTGTTCACCTGCGGCAGTTAAATCTTTGAACCTTTGACGTGCTATTTGCAACTGATCAGATAAAATTGGAAGATTGTTTGAAATTGCCAGGAAAAACATCTGAGGTCCCATTGCCAACGAAGGAAGTTCACGGCCTATCTGTTGTATTGACATGTTCAGACTGTTGTAACTGCTGGCTGCAGCACGCGGTATTGCTGCGGCTTCCTGCTGAGTCTGTCTAAGCTTTTGATTAACCTTATCAACGGTCGGAGAAGCGCCGTCCTTCGATGATAGGTTTATCAGATAATCGAGTGTTTTGTCCATCTGTTTCCTTCGTTATTTCGTTCCATTTTGCGATTGCCCTGTCGAAACTCTCGCGTGTGCTGTTAGGTTTTATAGACTTTTCCTTTTCCCATGGAAATTCGGCAATGTCTTTTATTGTGATTCCTTTTTTTAAATAAGGCATGAGATAAAAATAAGCTGCAAACCGTACACGTTCCCATTCGCCCCTTTCCCGGATTTCTCTGTCCTCTTTCCACCTGTCGAATATCTTCCGGAATTCTCCCGGAGTGCAGCGCCAGAAGTCATCAAGGCTTAAGCGTATGCATCCGAGAGCGATTGCCATCAGATCCTCGATCGGATCGAATCCTTTTTTTTTGTTTCCGGAACTGATTGTTTTGGTATTGACTTCAGGTAGTCGTTAAAGTCATCAAGATTGATACCTGAGGCGAACTGTTCAAAATCCATCTTGAATTCCCGGCCTTCAGCCAGGCACGTGCTTTTCACCTGAGAATAGAGGAACTTAAGCTGTCCTGTCAGATCGGTTTCTCCTTCTCCTACTTCTTTGCCAGTCAGACGCTTGTACTCGACAAACGTGCCCATATTTGTGGCTACATGGAATTTCTCACCGTAAATTACTATGCTTTCCATATTATCCTCCGGCTGCTATCACAGACTTAACTTCACCTGTATTCTCAAGAGTTATGCTGTATGTCGAATTATCTCCGGTATCACCTGTCTGATCCAGCTGCGTGATTACGAACTGGCCTTCATTGTATGTTGCAGTCTGTTCTCCACGAGTTGCATATCTAGCCGTTACTTCAGATCCGCTTAGCCATGCCGCATATAGTTTACTGTATGCCTCTTCTGGCTCATCGTAGCAGACGAGACCATCTGCAGTTATAGTAACTGAAACGCCTGTTACTTTCTTTTTCTTCCATAGGCCGGCACTTCCTGCGGCCGCTTTATCGATCAATGTAGGTTTGACCGAAATATCCTTAGTATCTGACTTGTTTGAAATCTTGCATGTTGTAGAGTGTCCGAAGGCCAAAAAGTTGTTAGTTTGTACGACACCGACCAGAAGATCTTCTCCAAGTTGTATTCCTGTGTTTGCCATATTACTTTATTTTTTTGATAATTCTTATAGCGGGAATTATTGAAATCCCAATTATTAATCCTATTAAGAAGCTGATTAAACTGCGTTTTAAAGTTGAATGAAAAGTTGTTTTCTGAGGCTCAACATCCTTCGATGCAGAAGTCTTTTCATGTTCCATTTTCAACATTTGTTCCTGAATCTCAAGATTGTCGACTGTTATGCTGTCACTTCTTGCCGCTATGTCGAGTCCTTTTCCCTTCCGCGTAACCTTAACTCTTACATTTCCGCTTTCTGCGAAATAACCCGCCTCTTCAGGAAGGACAATCAACGAGTCTATTGGTATCGTCATCACAACCCTCGACTCCGGTATTACTTGGTGTGTTATGCTTATCGTCCGTGACATCGTGAGTGAGTCCGTCATTTCGTGCGAGGAACTTTCTCTGATAGTCCTGCACGAGTTTAGAGACAGGACAAACAGGAAAATAAATACACTCCTTGACACGTATGACAATAATCTCGAGATGAGAAACTTTCCGTTGAAGTAAGACAATCTTTTCATTCTGTTCCTTAAGCGTCTGATTGTTTGATTCAGCTATATCCTGATAAACCTTTATTGTGTCTAAAGATATTGATGCCTTTTTCATCTTCAACTGATTCCTCAGCAGGATAACGTTTGAAGTGAGCGACACCAGCGTTCCGCCAGCCACGAATTCAAGGATCGCCAGGACGTCCATTTATTTAACCTTTTTTCCGAACAGACCGATAATCCATTGTACAAGGCCTGTATCAGCAATACCATTCGCAGCGAGAGATGCCCCGAAGCCGTAAGCAAGAGCGAGATACCAGGGAAGTCCGTTAAGAAATCCGAGATGCATCCACCATCCAAAGATTGTAATCGCTATTCCTATCAGCCAGCTGAGCAGCTGTGTAACCCACGAAGGCAGTTTTGGAAGAAGTTTCTTAACCAACTCGACAACAATCGGAATTGCTGCCACAAGAGCGGACAGTGATCCGAATATAGATCCGAAATCGGTCGTTGTGGCAGTTTCAGCAGCAAAGGCCGGAAGACTTACCACGAATATCATCATCAATACATAAAACATTCTTTTCATTTTCAAATAATTTAATTTAAACCTATTTCTACAAGCCATTTCATGACATCGAAACAAGGACATGCCTTTCCAGGATTAAGATCGTGATGTCCTACGATTCTTGTGTCAGGAAAACGTGAATGGAAATCCTTGACATATTTCTCCATCGATTCCTTCTGCTTATCTGTACGCGTATCCTTTGGGACACGGTTCTTTTGCATTAGGCTTGACGAAAGACCACCGACATACACTATATGCCTGCTAACGCTGTTGAATCCTGCAGCTCCATTAGTTATTTCCCAAGGATCAACATTAGAATCCTCATTGTTTTCGACAAGACGCTCCACTCTGCCGTCAAGGTGAATCATGTCAGTATAACCGACCTGTTTCCAACCTCTTCCGCCCTTTGAGACCGGAGATGTGTGCCACCGGCGTATGTCCGAGGCACTCACCTCACGGCCTTCAGGCGTGGCTGTGCAATGTATGACGAGAAACTTGATTTTCATTATGCCTTGTTGTAAATTACGGCCTGATACTTTTTGCGGATTGGAAGCGCTGTGAAACGTTTCTGGAATCCAATAACATCGCCGCGTTGTTCCGGATCCTTATATTTTGCAAACACGTCTATGTCTCCATCAGCTTTCATGACTTCATTCGATGAATAAAAGAGCGAACATTGTTTGTCCGTTGCGGCTGTCGCTGTTCCGTATTCTACTTTAGCACCCGCTGAAGTGTAATAAGGAAGTTGAGAGAAAGTAAAAAGCTGGAACCCGAATACCTTGCCTGCTGCAAGAATGTCCTTGTAGAGTTTCATATCTTCCGCCATTAGATCAGCAAGGTGATATGAGTTGAGTACAGCTACGAATGTAGCCGGATCAATGTCCTGTGCGCGGAACCAGGCATCCAAAGCAAGAATGTCAGCAAAAGATATTTTCCCGCTTTCTGTCGTTGTCTTTACAGGAGTAAGGGTAGCGTTTGCTGAAGGTGCCCAATTGTTTGCCGCCCAAGCCGACGTTTTAGCCTGAAGCTGATTCCGGTGCTGTCTAATTACGCTTTCCATTTTTGCATAAGATGTTTCCATCTCTTCAACGTTACGCACAACAGTGTTTTTTGTGTCGAAAGTATGAAGAGGAAGTTCCAACGATCCGTCTTCTCTCGACATTGTTGGGATAGGAAACTCAGAGTTGTCGATAAGAACATCAGGTGCGACACCGCACTCTGCAAGATTAATCTTGTTGTATTCAACTAAAGGAGTCATATCGACCGATTTCGTAAGGAAGCTTCTGTCAGGATAGTAGCCTTCCATGAGCATATCTATCCAAATTTGTCTTTCAATTGCCATTTTCTAATGTTTTTACTTGATACGTTTTTTGAGTTCAGCGAAAGCTTCAGGATCTTCAGCCTTCATCTTTTTAAGTCCTACAGGATCTTCCTTTGCCCATTTCAGATATGTCCAATCCTCTCGGCCTGTATTCTCAGGTTTGTTTACGAGTTGGTTTGAAAGGGACATCTTTTCCGGAATTGCTTCCAGGGTTGTTTTGGCCGTTTCGTAGTCAGCCAAAGCCATCTTTACGAAGGCTTCCTTTTTGTCAGCCGTGATTCGGCCGTCGGTTACCGCCAGATTCACGAGAGCTTCCGCTTTGAATTTGCGCTCGCTCTCGATCTTTTCTTCAGCAGTTTTAAGTCGGGCTGTGAGTTCCATTATGGCGGCTGACACGGCTTTATTGTCAGCTTCGGAACTTAGTCCAAGAGCCTGATAGGCTTCTACTGTTAGAATAAGTTTGTCCATTTTTACATTTTTATTGTTCAACAAATTGTTAATACTCAATTTAATATCCTCATCTGAGATAGGCTGCATATTGGAGTTATACAGCTTAAGGGCGTTTTGATTGCTGGGAACGCTAACAAGAGAGACTTCACAGAGTTCCCAATCGGTCACCGCACACTGTTCCTCTCCACTCGGATTTGTGCGCATCTCTATCGCGTTTATAATTATACCGGGGGAACAGCCCTTAAGAATTCCACTCTTCGACTGACGTTTGCATTTAAGTGCAAGCGGATCTTCTTCATCATATTCGGCAGTTCCGATAAGTTTAGTCCCTTCAATCTTTAGCCCCTTCATCTGTCCAATCAGAGCAGCAGAATCATGATTGAATAGCATGACAGGATTTGAGTTGAAACGTTCGAAACGTCCTGCCGAATTAAGTAGAATAAAACCGTGAGAATTTACGATTCCTTCATCATTAAGTACAAAGTTGTCTTGTTCTTCGTCGTTCATTTTTGAAAAGATTTACAGATAATTTCAGTGGCAAACATATTTTTATAGCATCTCTTAAAAAAATAGAGATGCAATTCTTTACACTATTATTTTAAATCACTTGAATCTGATTCAACTTTGCCGAAAAAGAATCTCATGGCAAAGGGAAAGCAAATAAAAGAGCGTAGCATAAAGACGCGTGATCCAAAAAAATACGAATATGCATACCTGCTGTACATGCAGCGAGTCCCGCAGAAGCAGATAGCCGAACGCGTCGGAATATCTGCACAGACAATCGTCAGTTGGGTTGCGGCAGGTGCCTGGGACGTAAAGCGTTCCGCAAAGACAGTAAGCCGCGATCAGATAATAAACAAGACTCTTCAGAAGATGAACGAGATGCTCGATTCAGGAGATGACTTCAATGCTGATGAATTCGCTAAGGCCGCGGCTCAACTCAAAAAGATACAGTCAGGATACACGATTGACGATGTGGCCGACATACTGACTAAGTTCGGCGATTTTATGATAGAGCAGTGCGCCTATGACAAGGCTATAACGACCGAATTCATGCAACTGCTTACTAAATATCAGGACAAATATCTTTTAATGAAGATGCAATGATAAACAGACTTTCAGTTGCAGTACAGAAGAGATGGGAAGAGCGTAAAAAACTCATCTTGTCTGCCGATTTCAGATTCAAGCTATCTGATACGACGGACGAGAAGGAAGACAGGATAGAGCGTGCCAGAAAAGACTATGACTATTTTGTTAGAACTTATTTTCCACATCTCTGCACTGATTCCGAAAGCGGAGAAATAATTCCTTCTGCACCGTTTCATATCGACGCTGCGAACTATCTGAAAAAGCACAGAAATGCCCGTTGCTTGTTTGAATGGGCCAGAGGACATGCAAAGTCAACTCATATAAGTCTCATCACTCCTCTTTGGCTTTACATACAGGAAACGAGAACAATCAATGTAATGCTTCTTGTAAGCAAGTCGGAGGACGCAGCCGACAGACTTTTGTCAGATCTTCAGTGCGAGCTAGAATTTAACACGCTTCTTAAATCAGACTTCAATATCGAGATAGATACATCATATTGGGGAATAGGCGAATTCAGGACAAAAGACGGAGTGCTTTTCATCTCAATAGGTCGCGGTCAGAGTCCCCGCGGAATCAAGAATAGAGGTAAACGACCTGATTACGTCGTTGTCGATGACATAGACGATGATGAGATAGTTCGCAATGATGCACGAATTGCACAGGCTTTTGACTGGTGCATGTCTGCATTATTAGGATCTATGGATATGGGGAGAGGAAGATTTGTACTTGTAGGAAACCGAATTGGGAAAAACAGCATTCTCTCCAAGTTTGCCGAGCGTCCTGAAACGCATCACATCGTAGTGAATGTACTTGATTCTTCGGGGAAACCTTCATGGGAAGCCAAATATAATAAGGAAGAGATTTTGAAGCTGCGAACTTATATGGGTGAACGCCGATTTCAGAAGGAATACATGAACAATCCTGTAAATGAAGGCGCCGTCTTCATGCAAAAGTGGATTCGATTCGGTAAGATGCTTCCTCTTAAAGATTACAAATGTCTTATCTGTTACACCGATCCCTCATTCAAGTCCAGCATAGCTAACGATTATAAGGCTACCGGTCTTGTAGGCAAGACGAAGGACGGCCATTATCATATACTGAAGTTCTATGCTGATCAGACCAGCATTTCAAACATGGTCCGGTGGCATTACGACATTGATAGTTGGATAGACGGAAGAGTACCGGTAATGTATTTTATGGAGTCTAATTTTGTACAGGATCTTCTTTTGGACGAATTCCGCAAGGTAGGAGATATAAATGGACATCAGATTCCAATCAGGGGAGACAAGCGGAAAAAAGAAGATAAGTTTTCTCGTATCGAATCGATGCAGCCTCTATTTGAAAGAGGCCTCGTGATATTAAACGAAAGGGAGAAGGATTCTCCAGGAATGCTTCAGCTTGTCGAACAGCTTCTAATGTTCGAGAAGGGAAGCCGAGTGCATGATGATGCTCCCGATGCACTCGAAAGCGCTATATGGATGTTGAACAGAAGATCACAGACAAGCACAGCCTCTTTTAGGTTCGGAAAGCGTCCGTCAAGACATTATTGATCTATAAAACATAAAGCCATGTTTCTTGAAATAAACGAAATGAACACCGTTGCAGCCGATTACAAGATATTCGAGCTGACAGACAACGATTCCTCAATCTTGCAGTCGTGCATAATCGCTGCCGTGAAACGTGTGAAAAGTTACCTGATTAGCAGGTATGACGTAACGGCAATATTTACAAAAACCGGAGATGAACGTGATCCGGATATTCTCGAAATCACAAAGAACGTTGCATTATGGTATCTCGTTCGCCGCAACAACATTGATATACTTTACAACCGAGTAAAGGAAATCTATGACCGTGACATCGTTTATCTGAAAGCTCTTGCTTCAGGAGACATTTCATCGGATCTCCCTAAAGCAACTGCAGAAAATGGCGAGACAGTGAGTTCATTCAGGATGGGGAGCAATGCAAAATTTAGACATTCATGGTAAAAACGTTTAAACGCTGTTTAAACGCGCCGACAATTCAAAAACATTATTCAAATGATAAACTACTTCGAAAAACTAAAAAAGGCTCTTAAATCGCCCGAAAACAAGCCTACTCCAAAACGTGATGGTTTAATCGGCCAATGGATTCCAAAAACAATAAACAGGACCAGAAAGGATCTCGAAAATTGGAAGATGGCGCTAAAAAAAGCTGACTCTGTTGTGAATCCCAGAAGGAAGGATCTTTACGACCTGTATGCGGACGTTATGCTTGACGCTCTTCTTACAAGTCAAATCGAACAGCGTATCAGCAGAACAGTTTCATCAGAGTTCACGATTAAAGACGTGAATGGTACAATTAACGAGGATGCGACAAAGACTCTTACAGATGCGATTTGGATGCCACTTCTTATGCGCTACATGATTGAGTCGATATTTTATGGACACTCTCTTGTAGAACTGGGTTTCAATGCAAACGGTAATTTGAAGGTTGAACTTATACCGCGGCAGAACGTAATTCCTGAAAAAGGATTCTTTCTATTCGATTCAACAGGAGATGAAGGAATCGCATACCGTGATATGCGTGAATATGGAACATACATTCTCGAATTCGGCAATCCAAGAAATTACGGACTTCTGAATAAAGCCGTACCTCATGCCCTTTTCAAGAAGTTTGCCGATTCATGCTGGTCGGAGTTATGCGAAATCTACGGAATTCCTCCAAGGTATATCAAGACAAACACCCAAGATCCCGAGATGCTTAACCGTGCAGAGCAGATGCTGCGCGATATGGGTTCTGCAGCTTACTTTATAATCGACACTACTGAAGAGTTTCAGTTCGCTAAGGGTGCGGACACGAACGGAGATGTCTACAAAAATCTCATAGCACTCTGTAATTCCGAGATGTCCATGCTTATATCAGGTGCTCAGATAGGCCAGGACACGCTGAACGGCAACAGGTCAAAAGAAGAGGTAAGCGTTCAGCAACTTGAAAAGTTTGTAAACAACGACAAGCATCTTGTGACTAACTACATGAATGGAACAGTTCTTCCCGCTTTAACGCGTCTCGGAATTGTGCCGGCTAATATGATGTTTTCGTTCAACAGCGAAGAAGATACCGGAGAACTATGGAGTAGGACGGCACAGGCTATGCAGTATTATGAGATTGATCCTGCTTGGATAAAGAATCGATTCGGAATTGAAGTTACGCAGAAAAAAAATTCCGAAAACGGTTTTTTCGGATAGGCCCCGTAAGAATCGCGGGGCTGCATGCTCAGATAAACAGCTTTTACCGTGAAAATATACAGCAGCTTGAAACGGATGATCCGAAAGATGTTCCAACCATAGACGAACGCATCTTCCGCCAAGTTATGCGCTACGTCCACCGAAGCGGAAAAGTCGAGCCTTCAATGATTGACAACCGCAAAGTGAGGGCTCTCATAAAAGAATATACTGATATCTTCAATATAGCTATTACACCTGCAATAGAAAGCGGTAACATTCCCGATTCGATGCGTAACAGGATGGAAAACGATATCTACCTTTTCTCTGGATTCAAAACTTACAACGAACTGAAAGAAGTTTCACAACTGCTAAGAGACGCAGATGAACAAATAAAACCTTTCGAACGTTTTTATCGTGATATAACGACGATTAAAGAGGATTATAATCGTAATTGGCTGCAGTCTGAATATATCTTCGCGACTCATAGCGCAATGATGGCAGCTAAATGGAAAGAACAAACTGAAGACGGCGATGAATTCAACCTTCAGTATAGAACTGCTGGTGATGAACATGTGCGGCTTGAACACCGACCACTTGACCAAATAACACTCCCGCCTTCAGACA